TCCTGCAGCTGTCACACTTAAATTTCTCCGGCATCATCCTTCTCCTGTTCTTCCTGGATCGATTGATAGATCTCATTCAGATCCTTGATCGTGGCTTCGATATCCGCTAAACCCTTTTTCAATTCTTCAACCAGTTTTTCATTTGCTTTTATAAGTGCTAAAATCATTTCAGATGTCTGATGCTGGCTGCTCAATTCCGCATCATTCGTCACGGGTTGCGAAGTCTGGCTGCTTTCGGACTTCGCTTTTCTCTTTTTAGGCTGCTTGCAAAGTGAATCGATGCTGATCTGCTTTGTGAAGCTCTTCTTCGAAGCTTTAAGGTTCTCAATGTATTCCTTAACGAAGGGAATAACGTCAGCACCTCTGTAAGACTCTCGATAACCGTTGCCCTCCATGCCGTTATTCTTGATAGGCTCAATTCCGCATCGTCTGAGCTCGTCATTGATCTTGCCGTGAGTCAAATTCGGACAGTCAATGTGATTCTTGATGCAATAGCTCTCGATAGCTCTTCCGATGTCATTACCCTTATAAATCTTGTCGTTAAACAAATTGCATATGTGTCTACTCATGTCGTTTCTTCCTTTCTTCAGAATGGCTTGAAATAATCTGCATAAAGGTCATTAACCTTCTCAAAATCTTCTTTTGTCAGCTCTGACGGTTCATAGACCTTAAAATTAGGATCATTGATGTTGATGATCTGTGTTCTCTCAGCTGCTTCGAGCTTGATCTTAAGATGCTCGTTCTCTTCCTCGTATCTTCTGACCAGATCGTTGTCAACGATGAGCTCAAGCAGCATCCCTGCAAACGCTCCCACCGCAAAAGCTGTGACTGTATATATCAGTGTTGTAGTAATCATATAAAGTGACCTCCTTGACCTTAATTTGTTTTTCTGTGAATGTGACTCTGTGAACGGATTTCCAGCCCGTATCCCAGGCATAGACGGAACTCATGTCAGGAACGTAACAGTCTACCCATCGACCACGAACCCCCGGTCCGGTATCAGCTGTCCGGTAAATCTTGTTTTCAATCATCAGATATTCACCATACCTGTGATAATTCAAATCGATGGCTGCCGTTGTAGGGATATACCATTCCTCGTGATACTCGCACTCTTCACCGCTTGAAGTTGTCGTTGACCATCCGCACTCTTCTGAACAGTAAGCAGTGACGAAGTATTCTCCGATGTATTCCGTCTCAATCGCTGTGTATGTTTCATAGATCGGAACCTTCACGTTCTTGAGACATTCTTCAAACGGGATGACCAGCTTCTTCCTGGGCTCGAAATATGTCGGAGTTGATATGATCTCTTCCTTCTGGGCCGTTTTCCGTTTTAAATGTGAATAGTGTTCTTCGGTGACGTAATATGTGAGACCGTAATAGATGCAGACCGTTGCAAATAACAGCAACGAATTGACAGTCTTGATGAGCTTTTCTTCATTCATGGCCTTCGATCTCAAGCTTGTCATCATCCTTGAAGAGCATTGATGTCAGCTGTGCGTTATACAGTTCGAACATAAGATTCAAGATCATCTCTGAACCTGACGAAACATGTGGATTTTTCTGGGCTGATTCCAAGATCTTCAGCTTGCTGTCACGGCATACATTAAGAAAATCATCAACTGTGATTGTGACCTGATTCTTCATGCTGCACCTCACTTGATCCAGTATGCGACGATGACCTTCTTAGCTCCGGAGATCTTCGGATTCTTTCCGAGATAAAGTTCATCATTCACAACCCATCCGAATGGAGAATCGATATGATCATCACTGCACTTGAAATGCTTTCGAGCCTGCTGACGGGCATAAGTGAAGCCATCTTTTTCTTTGAAGATCAGATATGACTTCTTACGGTTGGCTCCCGTTCTTCCTTCAAAAATCTCAAACATTTGATTTTTCCTTTCTTCTGTAAACTTCATCAAATTTGCCTTTCCAAGCCTCATCAGCTCTCATCAGTTCGGAATAATCGATGATTGGCTGCTCCCTGATGTGCTGTGCTATATATCCGGCAATGGCTTGCTTTTCCTGACTTGTGAAGTCTTTAAAACCTCTTAAGCAGTCGTAAAGTCTACGCTCAGACATGCACCCAGCATCAGCAAGTTCCTTTTGGCTCTTGAAAAACCGACCAAGAGACGGATAGAGGCTTCCTGAAGCGGTCATACTTTCGCTCCTTTGGGTTTCTTTTTTGAAACCACAGGCTCAAAAAAATAAGAGTCAACTTGTGTTGACGGGATCTCAAGAAGGTCAATCGCTTTCATCATCATTGAACCTCTCCAGTCCTGACCTGTTGCAAGATATCGGCTGAGTGTTGCTTCGCTCATCTGCATTGCTTCTGCAAAGCTCTTCTGATCACCGAACTTCTCAATTATTCGGGCCTTTAACTTATCTGTCTTGTATGCCATCTTTGTCCTCCTTTCGTTGTATGGTTTCAATATTGAAACCTCAAGTTTATGTTATCATTCGGTTTCAAAATTGCAACCCTTTTTGATTTCAAATTTGAAACTGTTACAGTTTTGTCATATAATCGGCTCGAAGGAAGGTTGAAATCATGGAAGAGATAAAAGATCGATTAAAAAAAGCATTAGAAGAAAGAAACATGACAGCTGCTGAACTCTCTAAAAGGAGCGGAATCGGAAAAGGTTCAATTTCTAAGTATTTGAGTGGTTTTGTGATTCCTAAACAAAATGCGATTGGAGATATGGCCAAAGCATTAAATGTCTCACCTGCATGGCTGTTAGGTTTTGATGTAGAAATGAAGTCTCAGCAGAATAGGGCTCAAGAAGTCTCAGAAGCAATATTCACGGGTAAGATTGAAAAACTGACAGTTGCTAATCAAGCTCGATTGATGTCCTATTATCAAGCACTTCTTGACAGTCAGGAGGATGATGAGAAATGAACAACACACCGCACTGGGATGGAGAACGCTGGAGAATACAAGTCCGGAGAGATGGAAAGAGATATTCCTTCTCTTCTAATGTTCCTGGCATCAAGGGCCGAAAAGAGTGCTTGAGGAAATATGAAAACTGGTATTATTCCGAAGGGAACGGAGACAAGACCGTGATGACGGTTTGCAAGGAGTTCATGGAAGATCTGAAAGCCAGACGTGGAGAAGATGCACCATCATTAGCTATATATGATTACTTCATCCGCTCATATATCGCTCCTAAGCTCGGCCAGAAGAAAATGTGCAAAGTTACCCTCCGAGATTGGCAAAGCCTCATTAACGAAGCCACAGGGCGAAATAAGCCACTATCCGAAAAGACTTTGAAGTCTTTCAAGGCTCTCATTCAGAGTATTATCAAGTTTGGCTATGAAGATTATCAGTGTGAGCTGTTAAGAGGCCGTTTATACGTACCGAAAGGAAGACCGACACAGGAAAAAGAAATCCTTCAGACCGAAGACATTCAGAAACTGATGGAACCCTCCGAATTGTGGTACTATCCACTATTCATTTTTTTACTCGTGACCGGACTCAGACCTTCCGAAGGATTAGGGCTCCAGCTCGGTGATGTTTACAAGGACCACGTTGTGATAAGACGTGGAGTCAATTCAAGAGGGAAAATCACGGATCTGAAGAACGCAAATGCAAAGAGAATGATCCCGATCGGAGCTCTTGCAAGCGGAATATTGAAGAAGACCATCGAGAGAAATGAAGAATATAATCTCAACACAAAATGGATCTTCTGCTCTCAGCATGGTGGTCAGGGCAACCAGAATGAGATGGGGAATCAGTGGAGAAAGCTGAAAGCTGAACGTGATCTTCCTGGAACGGTTTACAGCCTCCGACACACTTTCATTTCCATGCTGAAGAATGTCTTGCCGGAAAACACCATCAAGGACATCGTCGGGCACTCAAAATCATTCGACACGTTTGGCACTTACGGACATATTCTCGAAGGTGAAACGACAAAAACCGCTTCAGTTATTGACCTCACTTTCGGTGCCAATTTCGGTGACAATGAGTCCACAAGTGACGGACAAACCACCTAGCCCAAAAAACAGAAGCCTTATTTTACAGACATTTTCGGCACTGGTGCAGAAACAATGACTTGTATATAACAAGTGGGCACTTTTCCACAAATATAATAGGTCATTGGCTTTGAGGCTTGTGTGATTTTTCTTCGGTGCCATTTTGGTGACATTTTGAAATATATTTAAAAAATCAAAGTCTGTATTTTAAAAAGTGGTAAGATTGTGATGTCTACTTAAAGAGTATTTATACCCAAACAAAAGAAAAGCCCCCCTGACACAAGTCAGAGGGGTTCTTCTTTGAGGGGATTCATAATGAACCTGGAGTTCATCTTATGGCCTTAATCATTTAAAGCCACAGCCCCCGAAGGAGCTGCAGCCACAGGGAAAACCAAGACCGGAGTCTTGCTTATTTAAACAGGGCTGACCATGTGAGGAATCCGACCTCACCATCAGCTTCAATGCCGTGAGCAGCCTGGAAAGCTCGTGCAGCTGAATTTGTTTTCGGTCCGAAAATCGAATCAACCTTCAGCTCGTTCCCTTCACTGTCTCTATATCCGAAAGCATTGAGCAGGATCTGAAGAGTCTCGACCTGGTTTCCGGTGTCACCCATCTTGATGATGTTCATCTCAATCTCAACCGTTCTGGTATCACCACCGGAAGAGCCTCCGATCAGAGCGGTCATCTCTTCGTTATACAGAATGTCACAGTCAACACATCCGGAACCGATTCCGTTAACACTTCCCTTGCTGGTAAATTGCCAGATATCACACCACTCAGGCTTAGAATGAGGTTCACCGTCATCACTTCCCCAATTTGCAACCCACAGATAATCAATCGCAACGTACTGGAGACAATGAGTGAACCAATAGCCAGTTGCATAGACTCCGACGTTATATCCAGCATCGTTCAAGATCCTTGTGAAAACAGGGATTGTGTCTGCGACGTGATCCTCAATGTCAGCCTCTTCAACGTCATAAAAGATCGGGAATGATAAATCATTCTTATAAGGCTCAATGAGTCTCAAGCAGTGAGCTGCTTCACTTGCTGCATCCTCTTCACTCTTAGCGTATGAGTAGAAATATACACCGACCTTAACACCAGCCTGGAGAGCATTTCTCATGTTAATGTGGAAATACTTATCATCCTGGCTTTCAAAATCACGGCCGAAGCCACAACGGATAAATGCAAACTTCACGTCATCAGCTGCAGCTGCTAACCAATTTATATCCTGGTTCCATTCGGAGACATCAACACAGTTATAATAATTAGGCATTTTCTTTATCTCCTTTCTGTTTATCCTCATAGATCTTCTTAGCAGCCAAAACCACCGCACCTATGAGAGTATCAAGAGCAGCGAGCACAGCTGTTATCTCAGCCATATAAGGAACTTGAAATATCGTGACTAATGTTCCTAAAAAGGTAATGATAGGAGCCACGATCAAAGCACAATTCTTGATCAGATCGTATGTTTTATTAGACATTTTCGTTATTTCCCTCCTTCGCTATCATATCGAGTCTTTTATGAGCTGATTTGACCGACTGTTCGACAATAATCAATCGATCATTGAACTCATTGTGTTTCTCAACCTTCGTTGAGAGTTCCTTGATCTGCTCAGTCATGAACCTCATTCTTTCGTCAATGACTTTGTCGTGAGCCTTATTGCTTGTCACTGTTGCCACTATTGTCGGAATGGCAACGCATAAACCGCTCACGAGAGCGGTTATGATGCCAGCTAAAGAACTATCCATGTCACACCTCCGTCAATGTATATGAGATCTGCATTGATTTTGCGGTTGTCTTATGAACAGGAGTTCCGAGGTTGTAAAGGGTTGTATTGAGCATCTTGTTTGCTAATACGAATCGACTGAGGCTCTGAGCTGAACCACCTGCACCGATCGGAACAACATAGCTCGAAGGGTTAAGAGGATCACTGAAGGTCCAAGTTCCCATAAATGAACCGGATGCGTTATAAAGGATGCTGTTCTTGCACTCCCAGCCGGCATCACCGTTAACGACCTTGCCCTGTGTAAGCATGATTCCACCGTTTTTCATTGAACAGCGGAAGTTCTTCTGAACGGAATCGAAGACGATCCTGCTCTGATCAGACTGGTTGTTGATGTTGATGACCTGGAAGCCTTTCACATTTTGTCCGAAATCTCTTGTAGGATAACCAACAGAACCCCAATCAACCCCATCAGTAACAGGAAGATATATATAATTTCCATCTTTAATCACATTAGCATTTCTGAACATGTCCTTGAATCCACTGACCTGCTGCTGCATCATTGTCAGAGGTGCAAGGTCCGAAACATCACTCTCAATGATTCCTTCACTCTCAACAGTCTGGTTCTCAACGTCAATGACTGCATAATTAACCTTATCGTTCATATAAGAGAATGATGAAGTCATGACGGAAGTGACATTGTTGAAGATCCACAGCTTCTTATTCTCAAAATCGAAGAACCAAGCTGGCTGAACGAAGAGATTGTTTGAAAGCTCAACAACGAACTTTTCTTCGTATGTCGTATTAGCTGACAATGTTTCATAAAGTCCAATCTTGCTATACGGCAACCTTCTTTTAATGATCGTCAGTTTGTTTGTCGAGAATGTCGTGTGTCCGGAATAGAAGTCATTTACATCACCGATGTGGAACCACAGACCGTGATTTGCATCATACTGACAGAAAAGATTGTTAGCCGTATCGAGAGCAACAGAGATATTTGAAAGAGTTCCCAGAGTCTCAAAAGGCTCGAAGTTATTTCTAAAAGCATCAGCAGCACTTCCGGTTCCTGCATTTCCCACGTCAACATGACACAGGGAAATGGCTGAAATATCCTGATCAGCTGCACAGTTTCCCTGCTCTGATAACCATTCCCATGTTTGTGTGACTGAATTGGCTGTGTGTGAGATGTCAACCGGAGAACCACGTTTCAAGTCCTGCTGAACAATTACAGCTGTTCCAGGAGCCTGATTTCCGGCATGAGCAATAACACCATTAACGTCATCACCCTGCATGAAGTAGTTGTCCGGATCTAATGTGTGAGCATGTTCATAGCACAAAATCCCACCGTACCACTTCGACCAGATCGGCATCTGTGAGGAATAGTTGATTCCTCCGAGAAGGTTTGCAGCGAAAATGTCAGCAAGGGCATTAGAAATGATATTATCCCCTTCGACCTTTTCTGCAAGATTTCCAGACTTAGCATGATAAAGTTTGACCTCAACGTGTCCATGAAGGGCCGGAGCTTTCAGATCACTGAAGTTCCTTCGTCTCATAAAGTCCACAGCTGAAATTTTCATTTCATTAACCTCCTAAAATTCATTAAAAAAGGGAGGCTAAAACCTCCCTTGATACTCTTATTTGAAAATCGACATAACTTCAATTTTGCCGAATTAGTATTGCCACCACTCTTTCAACCCTTTTATGATTGACTTGTTAGGTATGAAATACAAAAATGTCATACCGACAATCTGAAAAATAATCATAAAGCAAGGTAT